AGCCTCGCGCATACATCGAAGCCACCCCAACGGCGTGTTTCGAACTCGCTCGATCGCGTCATCGAATGCAGCGGCGGCCGTGTGAGGGTCCCTAGCTGTATCCCTAAGTGCCACGCGCCGCAGATTCTCCGCCACCTGATCCGGCATCCGCCTAGCAAGTCCGCGTTCGAAGTCGCGTTGATCTTCGTCCTCATCAACGATATCGGCGAGTGAGGTCATCAGGCTTTCGAGGCGATCCAGGTCGCTCATTCTGACTCCGCAACGGTCACCAATACGAATAGAACAACGTAAAACAGAATTAGCCCAACGAGCAGAACGGTTTCCATCTCACTCCCTCCCATCCATCGCCCGAAGCGCCCTTTCGATATGTTCTTCCAAGAGCCCGATACTCGCGTCCTGCCACCATTTCTCTATGACAATCAGTGCGTCCTTGAGCGGCTCCATCACTAAGGCATCCCGCTTCTCGACATCCTCATAGGACACCCACTCGCCCTTGGCGTACTCGATATCCTTGCCAGGGTGAACGCGCATTCCGGCGCTGTAGATTTGATACCGCTTCATTCTTCCCCCATCTGCCCCGTGAGCGCGCGGTAAACCACAGCGATTTCCGCCGGCTGGAGCGTGATTACCGCGCCTTGCACTTCGAGCAGCGTCTCAATGCGCTCTAAGACGCGCTGCAGTGACTCAGGATCGGTTTTAATCGCTGGCAGGTGTCTCACAGGCTTCTCCATCGCTCGAAGCCGTACAGAGCAATACACAGGGCGTCCGAGCGATCCTCAGTTTTCCGCTTTCCGAGGTTCGCGTGCGGGTAGAGCTGCTGCGCGTGGGCTCGGCTGCGGTCTTTCGATGTGCCGGGCTCGATCTTGCCCAGCACCGCCGCCTGCCACTTTCGCGGGCTCACGATCTCGTGCGGGATTTTCTGCGCCGCGAGTATCCCGAGGATGATCCCGAAGCCGATGCCCGTCTTGAGTCCAGCGGCCGCGTGTTGCATCGGTCGAGTGCTGGCTTGCTCGATCACGACGCGGAACTCACCGCGCATCGCGCGCCAGTCTTCGAACGTATCGACTAACGCACTGGCGTCGATCTGACGGCGGCTCTTCGTGACGATCAGAGTCGGCATATAGTCTAGTTCCAGAAGACTCGCTTCCTCGTCGAGCAAGGCTAACGCCCCAGATAATCCAGGGTCACATCCTAAAACTAACGTCACGCCGCTACCTCACTCGTTAGGTCGCGCGAATCCGCCAGCACGTAGTCACGCCGCTGCTTCGGGATGACCATGAGCGTCGCGCCTTCCCACCGGCAGCCGAGGGCGCGCGTGAGTTTGTCGATTGATGTTTGGGTGAACTGATGTTTCCCAGCTAGCGAATAAATGATTGTTGTTTGAGCGAGGCCGGATAGTTTTGAAAGTTTGCGGATACTTATGCCGCGATACTCAATCGCCTCCTTGAGCTGCGCGATCTTCTCGGGATAGTCGGGGTAGTTTTTGATGCTCATCGTGATTCACTTTCGAGTAGTTGGCGCGCTTGTTCGCGCAGTATTTCGTGTCGCTCCGAAAACTCTTCAGGCCCGCAACTAGCGCAAAGCCTGTTTACGATCAGCCATCCATACGCTCGGGATCGGTCACACTTCGCGCATCGATTATCAGCGATCAAAACGCATCCCCCTCGTGTTCGGTTTCAGCCGCGTAGGCTTTAGGGCCTTCGTAGAGCAACCGTAGCCCCGGACCCTTTGCGTCGATGTCGGCGCGACCAATGAGCCCCGTGTGAGACTCCCACGCCTTCGTGACGCGGATCTCTTTCGCGTTCGAGTCTTCGAGCGATACGAAGTTCACCGACACGTCCGAGCGATGGTCGATCACTCGGCCCTTCGATTCGCCTTGCGCGTTCGCCTCGCTGATATTCAAAATTGCAACCTCGCCATGAGTCAATGCGCGAACTCGCATCAGGAACATCTCTAGCGAGTCCTGCGCGTCCCACTTGTCGAGGTTCTTTCCGTACCGCATGAGACCTAGCAGCGTGCTGATCGAGTCAATCACGAGCAGCGTACGAGTCGTCGTCACCCATCCGCGAATCCTTGCGATCATGTCACGCGACCCGATGCCAGGCTCGACCGAGTGCAAATGGAATCGCTCTGGTACGCCGTCGCCACAAGCGAACCTAACACGACGACCGATCACGTCGTTCGCCTCGGCTGCGAGATAGTGAACCTCCCACCCATCGACGGCCGAAGACAACGCCGAACACAACGCGAACCACGATTTCCCAGAGCTGGCCTTGCCGCTCAGCGTCGTCATGCCGCGAAGGCTGATGAGCCGACCCGTCTCGCGACCAACGAATCCAGTAGCGAACGACGGCAGCACCTCGCCGCGAAGCATCGACTCGTCGTGGATCTTCTCGTCGCTGGGCTGTGTCGCCTCGTCGAGCCGATCGTGAAGCCACGCGACCGGATCTATCCGCCGCTCAATCGCGCTCATCTCGGCGCGGTTCTCGCTCGCCCATGCCTCGCCGATCAGCGAGTCTCGCACCTGGGAGTCGGTGTGGAGCTCCGGGCCATCGCAGCCGAATCCCTTGAACGATCCAAAGGCTCGGACGAACACGAAGCCCGGGCATGCTGCGAGGGGGCACGGGTACGGGGGCAAGGCTTCAAGCGGCATCGGTGGACCTCGCTAGCAGGGTGAGCGGCGAGGCGGCTAGCTCGCGTTGATATTTCTCGTCGGGGGTTTCGAGCAGGACGGTGCCTTCGCCGATCGCGCCATTAGCGACGTGCTTGAACGATCCGACCCAGCTAGAGACAGGGCGCCTAAAATCCTTCGTTGGCCCCCATGCCTCCCACTGACGCTGGCAGTCGTCGATAACCCGCTTTCCGAACTTGCGACGCTTCGCCCAGTCGAGAATCGCATCGCGGGACTCGCCCTTGAAGCGGATCGGTTTCAGGATCAACTTCGGATTCGAGAGAGACCAAGGGTCGACGATCGCCGGGGATCTCCCGGGGATCTCTCTCGCTTCCTTACCCTCGCTTCCTTCCACCTTACAGACGGGCGGATCCCCGTTATTTCCGAGGATCTCCGGGGATGCGCTGTATTCGTTCCCTTGAGGGACTCTGTGTTGTTCTGGACACGCTGGGAATTTACTAGCCAACGCCCTTCGTGACTTGCCACGATGCTTTTCCCAGCCCGTCAGCTCCAAGTAGGGTCGGCCATCGACCACGTACTGGATGAGCGGCGGGGCAGGAAGAAGCAACAGTTCTGCAAGCCACTTGTCGAGCCTTTTAATGGTCACGTCCGCACGCAAAGGGAACAGCGCACTGCGCAGCACCTTGGATCGCCCGTCTACTCGACCATAATCGTCGGCCAGCAAGATCAGCCGAAGGAAGACCAATTCGGCCTCCATCGACACTTCGGAAAGAGATTCACTCGTTAGAAAATCACCGCGTATGACTCTCGAAGGCATCGCTAAGCGGCCTCCACCATCGTTTCGCATATCTTCGCCGAGAGAATCGCGTAGACCCAGTGCATTTGCTCTGCCATCCAGCCTCACCCCACTTCTACCAGTCAGTCATCATCCAAAGAAGCCACGCCGCAACCATCACCGCGAAGATGGAAACCTCGACGATTCCGTCACTCATCGCTTCCCCCCCGTAGACCGCTTGACGAAGTACACGGTCGGCTCTCCACACTGATTCGCGAGTCTCATGGCGACGGCTGAGACCTGAATGGCTTCGTTCCCGATACGTCCCATATCATTTCTCCGAATCGCATCGAGCAGCTCGCTAACCTCTTCGGCCAGTACCCCAAAAGCCTCGTGAGTGGACGAGAAATCGCCGTATTTCTCCTCTGCATTCCTCGCCTCTATCTGAACCTGAGCGACCGTTTCATGTCTCATGCGAAGAGTATCCCCTGATTCGAGACCATCGCGAGATTTTCGCAAGCTGCCTTGAAATAGCTCGGCTTGAGCTCCACCCCGACGAATTCCCGGCCGCAGTCGAGGGAGATAAACCCCTCCGATCCGATGCCTGCGAACGGCGACAGAACCAGATCCCCGGGGTTGCTCCACAGCTTGAGCGCCCGTCTAATCACCTCTATTTGAAGCGGGCAGATGTGCCGCTCGTCCGCGTTATCGCGCGCTGAGCGGAATTGCAGCGTGTCGCTCGGGTTTATATCCATCCATACCGGCGAGGCGTATCGCTGCCAGAGTTGAACCGGAAACTCCTCGGCGGTGTGACTGATTGGGCTTTCGTTGTCGCCCGGCTTGCGGACCGTGACGAGATAGTCCGGGATCCCCTGGCGGGACATCGCCGAGTCTTTCTTGATCGTCTTGTGGAGCAACCCGAGCGCCTTTGTGCGTTGCATTGCGGTGACGGGATCTTTCCAGATGCAGACCTGCGAATGGAGAATCCAGCCCTCATCGGTGAATGCGCGAATCAGGTCGCCTCGAAAGTCTTTGAGGCCGATGAATCCGTCGCGCGCCTTCGATGTCGGCAAGTCCATGCAATGGAACGAGAGCAACCGACCCGGCTTTGTGACCCTGAATAGCTCTGGAATCAGAAATTTGAATTGATCGAAGAACGCAACGTCGCCGCTGCAATTACCCATGTCTCGCAGATCGTCTGTGTAGGTGTAGAGCGACGCGAAGGGGGGCGAGAATACCGAGTAGCCGATGCTATCGGATTCCATCTTCGAGACGACATCGAAGCAATCGCCATGGTGCATCGTCCATCCGTCGCCCGTCACTACCGCGCCAGTTTGAATCTCGCTGAGCTTCACCGATACCCCTCCTATCTCTGAAATCATCGTCGAGCGCATGTGCGAAACCATCTCGGTCGCCATCTCGTCGGCGCTAGCCTGCTTGGCTTTGATATTCTTGAGCACAGCCGCCTCGATGTCGGTCGCGACGATATGAACGTCAACGTCCGACTTCTGCCCGAAGCGCCAGCATCGCCTAACGGCCTGATAATATTGCTCCCACGAATGAGAGAGTCCGACGAATGCGACGTTGTGGCAGTGCTGCCAATTCATCCCGAACCCAGCGATTTTTGGTTTTGTAACTAGCACCCGATACGTGCCGTCCTGGAACCCTAGCAGCTTCTCCCGCTTGGACTCGTCGCTGTCGGCACCGCTCACCTGTACCGCGTCGGGGATCATCGCTTCTAACTGATCGCCCTCGACGTTCAGCTCGCACCATATAAGCCACGGCTCTTTGCTAGAATTCGCCATCTTAGCGACCGTTTCGACGCGGTTCTCGATTGTGGCCTTCCGAGCGCGTCGCTGATCGTTGAGCGAAAGCACAGGCATCGCGAACAGCTCGCCTTCCTGTACGATGCCGGTCGAGATGTGATGCTCGATCGTGTTGAGCGCGGGAAGTTCGAAACCTGAGCCGTCGAACCCGATATCCTCGGGCGTGCGGATCATGATGGCCCAAGACGCGACCCATGCCCAGAAGTCGCTGCGCGCGTGACCCTTGAGCCGCCAGTCCTGAGTCTTCGCCGCGTCGTGAACGAAGAAACGCGCCAGCATCTCGTGAGTCGGCATGACGCCGACGAACTCCGCATGATTGCCTAGCTCGATGTGATCGTTTGGCGCTGGGGTCGCGGTGCAAGCTAGCTTGTATTTGATATGCGCCGAGTTCTCGATGATCGCGGTGCGGATCTTGCCTGTCTGAGCCTTGAGAATCGACGACTCGTCAAGCACGAGGCCAGCGAATTCGCTCATGTCGAACTTGTGCATCTGTTCGTAGTTGGTGATCGTGATGTGACTGTCGATGATGCCTTCCCGATCGACCCGCGCATTCATCCCGAACTTGCGCGCCTCCCGCTCGGTCTGCTCAGCTACCGCTAGTGGAGTCAGGATCAGCACGTTGCCGGGGATCTGCTCTGCCCATGCAAGCTGCTGGATCGTCTTGCCGAGGCCGCAGTCTTCGAAGAGACACGCCCGCCCTTTGCGGAGCGCCCACCGTACAACCGACTCCTGCCAGTCGAACAGGTTCGGATTGAGCTTTTCGACTTCTATACCGACCGATTGGACGACGAGTCGCTTGGCCTGTATCAGTCGGCTGTACTCGTCAGCCTTCGCCGCGCCTCTACTCATCACCAAGCACCTTCCGCGTCCACCGCAGTATATACTCGCGCACCTTGGCGCTGAGGTTGACCTGCGACCGTTCCGCCGCGAGGTTGACCCTATCCCGCTCCCATGGGGTAAGACGGGTTCTAAACACTACCGTTCGAGCTACGTCGGAATCAGGTTTTTTCGCCATGCGCTGACAGTAGCTACGTTTTATTTCGGCGCAAGCGGTTTATTTTATCAAGCCACGTTGCGCAGAGCCGACAAGTAGCTACGGTATAGGAACCAACTAGGAGACACCATGACGAACCCGCTTCCCGCCCGATCAGTCCCCGACTCGCAAGAGTACGAACTCGACATCCCGCTGACCCAGATCGGCGCGTATGTCACAGAGCAGCGTCTTGAGATCGACCGGCTCAATAGCGAGCTAGGTCGCCTGCACCTAGACATGGCCGATCTGTACCGGTCGATGAACTTTGCCAACGACCAATACGAGCAGTCGAGCGCCCGCGAGGTCGATCTGGGCGGCGCGATTGTCGAAGCG